GGGATCCAGCTTAGGCTCAAGACGCTTCATACCCTTCATTTCAGGGCGACCTTCACTGTTAGTAGCTAACTGGCAAGTGAAGATAGGAATCTCCCACTCCGTACCTTTGCAAATCTTGTTCACTGTAGTAGAACTAATGCCGCTGCGCATATCACGACGAAGGATAGGAGCTAGGAATAGATTCCATTCTTCGCTATCAAATCGTTCGGACATTTCTGCGATTGCGTCACGAGCATCATGGCCCGTAAGTTCACGCTGTTGAAGCTTAGTAAGCAGTTCAAAGAACTCCTCATACGGATTTTCGGCGTCAACGATACCGATACTCTCGGGAATCTGCTTGACACCGAATGTGACATATGGATTGTAGCAAAGCTTAAGACCCTGCAAGAAGTTGATGGATACTGTATTGCCGAGTTTAGCAGCAGTTAGTGCTTGCTTGATAACATCTTCCTTATGCAGGCGTCCGTTATCTTCGTTTAGTTGTGTAATAAAACTTGCGCTCATAATCTTCTTTATACTACATTAGAGGATGAATGTCAAACAAAAAGGTACTTCATCCAATCGGTCATAGGGGAAGCTTTATTTGTTTACGGGAAAACTTATTACAGGAATCACAATGCCGGTCCTGTGCGTGATAATAGGATTCTTTATATGCTTTGCCCCATTTCTGCCACTTATGCCAGCCAATTCTACAGCCCCAAAAGGTCACGAGCAGTTCCTCTTCACGCAATGTACGGAATAAATTTTCTTTTTCGGCACTCATACTATCTTCACATAGTTAAGCTGGGTGCTATCTTCACGCTCATTACGATGGCGTTTGACCTTGCCTTCACCATTGACATTAGAAGTAACTTCCAACTTGTTGCGATGGGCAAAGAAGATTACCTTATTGTCAGGCGTAATAGCAGTGACGAAAAAGGTTCCCCACTGTTCGGAGAAGTTGCAACGAAGGATTTCAGCAGTAAACTTAATCTTATCGCCGACTTGACCAACGAATCCAGTAGCAGCGTTGACACGAGCATCAACAGTCTTGCGCTCATTCGCCCGAATATACGCAGCAGGAAGTGAAGAAATTATAGCAATGTCGTAGTTGCTACCAATCGCTTCGGTTTCAACGACACGAAGCATATTTTGTTCAAATTCAGACAATTTGCGATCAGTAAGCATCTTGAAAGTCAGGCTCTGACAATGCTGAATGACCTTTTCGCTAAGTTCACGGTCTTCGTCACGAATGTCAAATGAAGCATCAAGAAACTGACGGATGAGAATCTTGTTAGGGAGACGAATAACATTGCCTTCATCGTCGGTAGCACCAATCTTAAGATAGCCACAGTTGGCGCGATGTGCAGCACACGCAGCAGCAAAAACATCAGTAGTCTTGTATGAAGGGCGAATCTCACGAGCCATTTAGTATCTCCTTGCTATATATTCACTATAGCAAAATGGGTAAGTAATGTCAACCGTTTTTTTAGGTATATTTCTTAATTATGCGAATAACCAACCAAATCAGAAAAACCCAAAAGATGATGGGGAGCAACATAGCAAAGATTGCGAGTAAAAAGTAAAAAACTCCTACAATCGCTGCAATAAATGCCAGCAAAAACATGAATATGAATTCCATTACTTGCGCCCCTCTAGGATAAAGTCACGAACACGCTCACGGTCGATGCTGTCATAAACAGGCTCTTCGCCGTTGCTGCGATACATCTTTTCAAGCTTGCGGGTAGCTGCTACGACTTCGGCAGAGGTAGCGTCTACGTCTTTGTAGATGCCATCAATGCCGTTATAGAAGCTAAGCACGTAGCTGACAAAATCTTCGTTACCCATAAAAAATCTCCTTAGAAGCTATATTATCACTATAGCTCCAAGGAGACCTTTTGTCAACCGTTTTTTTACTTTTTTGGATTCTGATTTACAAAATCATACATCTTTTGTGCAGTCTCAAGGACCTTTTCAAGCCCTGGAAACTCTGGAGCCGAGACTTTGGTAACAATCTTACCTTCGTCATCTTTTGATTGCGAGACTTCCCAACCAAATAATTTGGCTTTATATTCTTCAATGACCAGCTTTTCAGCTAGGCCCAAAATATCAGAACGGATTTCATATCCATTCTTATTGAACTTAATTTCAGGAAGTCCTGGAATCTTGCTATCACTCATATCGTATCTCCATTATTTTTGTGTCTTAAACATGAACTGTGCAGAATCCTGCATTTTTTTCATAGTTTCAGTGTAAAACGACTTATCTGTTACTGTCTTATGCATATTGCTGGCAGTAGTAAAACCAACATCAATTGCCTTCTTAGTATACTCGTGTTGAGCATCTACAAAGTCATGCATGTTTTTTGCTAGACCTTCGTGCTTCACAAAAGTATCTACAAAAATCTTCTTTGAAGTTTGGATAGCCTCTGCGGTGTTTTCAATTAAAATCTTAAGCATTTTAGTTGCAACGACCGAGAAGGTCACGGTTGGCGAAGTATTCTACCTTTGAAAGGCCATTGCTACGGTCTGCATCGGCATAAGCAAAAAACTTCGGCTGAGTGCGGCAACCAGCGCCAGTCAATTCAGTAAGGGTGATTTCCCCGCTAGTGTCTGCATCAAGCTTGGTGAACAATTCAGTCTTCCAAGAAGCAAGTGCTGGGGTTGATAGTGTGAGAGCCGCTAAAAGGCTGATTGCGATATTCTTCATAATTTTTTCCTCTGTGTGTGATGTAGCTTTGCTACGTTTTATTTATGCTGCAAGTGCGAACAAAAACAAATACTATTTAACCGAATCTAAGTAGCTTTGAAAGTCTCCGTATAGTGTCATCATCATTGCTATTCTATGGTCGTATAGTTTAATATACGGTTGTTTCTTGCCATTGTCAAGCAGTTTAACGCCGATGTAGTACGGACATTTAACCTTTTTGTCAAGCATCAATGTATACTTTCCCCAACTACTTCCCCCGGTAGTACCTTTGGGAGGAGTAAAGTTGAAGTCATAATAAGCTATCTTAGCTTTGTCAAATGCAGTCATGCCAACATCAGTAAGTCGTAATCCAGAACCAACTCTACCTGTGACAAACCAATCAAATACTAACTTATCCGGTGCAATGTCTTTCCAAGGAAAATCTGGATCGTCCTTAGCTTCATTTAGTATTAGTTTTACTATTTCAAGTTTGGTCTTGGGATAAGTCATCGGGGTAGACCGTTCTACCGCTGTTCATAAACACAACGGTAAACTTATCAGTCTTGAATTGTGCGTTCAATTTTCTGCACAGATTTCTAGCATGACCTGGATTTGAAAAGCTTGTTTTCTTGTATTTGGGAGCAACATCATTAGCTAAGTAATGCGAAGATTTCAAGTTGATTGGTTGATCGTCATAGAACACAGCCCAAATACCAGCAGCCTCGACAATTTGGTCGCACTTATAGGTCTTTTTATCTACGTACTCTACTAGTACATTTGGTTGTGTTCTACTCATTTAAACGAGCCGCCTTTAATCTCTACCTGTATAACTTCGTCATTTACATTACTTTTGTCGGTTTGTGATAGCTCGTGTAGGTCTGATAGTAGTTTGGTCACTTCATCACGTAAGCCACGTGCGTCGGATATAGGAAGAACCACATCTTTCGACTGTTTGGATTCGACCAACGACATTTTATCGATGAAGCGTTTAATGTGTATCATCATAGATATTTATCTTACTTTTAGCTTCCGATTCAGTTTTGAAGGGACCTTCATACGGATAACGCTGGATAAAGATGTATTTAGGACAAAAAGCAATCACTTTGGTGCCGTTTTGATCCATAACAAAGTACCCTGCTGCATGAAGACACTTTGATTTCTTAGTCTTAGTGTATAAGTGCAGTCCACGTTTAACGTCACAGACTGAATTATATACCCGGGCTGTAGTCGGGTATTCCGGATACGGAATCGGAACTTTAGATGTTTGCTTTAAATTTGCAAACTTTATCTGTGTCTGCTTTTTAAGTTCTTCGGTGTTGTTGAACTGAAGGAAGGTGCCGTTTATCTGCACCCCGTATCCAGCATTGTTAGCTTCGATATTACCAACTTTTTTCTCACCATCAGTGACGATCCAAAATTGGTTCTTAACGATTGGCTTTGCGACTAGTTCAGTCATGTGTTTCCTTTGTTAACATTTTAAATAAATCTTTCTTATGCTTAGGTTGCCAATACTTCCCATCTAGGCCGCATTGCCCGTGTCGCCGAGCAATGCTACAATACGGCAGCTTAGCCTTTACTTTCATTGGACCAAGAACTATATCATCAACTACTGTTTTTGCCTCAGGAAATTTGGAGCATTTGTAGTTAGTATCATATACTGCTACGAGACCATTCAACGTGAAAATCCTGTCAACCATAGACATAGTAGAATGCTTGCAATCTTTGCACGAAAAAAGTTCTTTAGCCATTCAGAACCCCTTTATAGGGAGAATTGAGCCACTTTGCGTAAGCTTCACCCTGCTCACTAAGGCGAGTGAGTTCATACTTACCGCAGAACTTCATAAAGTGAATGCCTACGCTAGGAGTAGCAGTGACACGAACATCATTCTTGATTACGTTATCTACTGCTTCCTTAATATCTTCGGGCTGTGCTGTAAGGTCAATCAACGTGCGGTTACGTTCGTAATCATCCCTTACCCGATGTTCAACGTCATCATGGTCAGTCCAACGCTGTAGCATCATGTTATTCCACTTGAAGCCTTGCTTTTCACGATCTTCAAATGCTTCACGGATGCCGACAGAATTCTTAGAACCCTTCTCACGCACACCCGGGTATGCACTGAATACGTTATCAGTTGCGTCACCACGAATAATCTTCTTGAACAAGAGATATTCCGGATCCTCAAGCAACTTGTGTTCGCCAGTCTTCTTGTCTTTGACGGGCTTGCCGCGGTCATTAAAGTAACCGTCAAGCTTAATCAACTGACCGGCAACACCGTTATACTGATGTACGTTTTCAGAAATCAACTGCACAAAGTCAGTATCAGACGAAATAATGAAGTGTTCATCGTCAGGATGTAATGCAACGAACCGCGCAATAATATCATCTGCTTCTGCGTTGGGAACACGCAATACGCTAGTGTTAGTCTTCTCACGAAGGAACGTGGTAAACGCTTCATACGTTTCCCAGAACATCTTGTTTTCTTCTATTTCACGTTCGGTCATCGCAGACTCATCAAGCTTACGATTTGCCTTGTATGGTTGATAAAAGTCTTTGCGCCAACTACGCCCCTCAAGACAGAATACCACATGATCTACGCCAAACATGCGTTGAACTTGATTTACGCTAGACATAGTAAGATGCATAGCCATGCCAATCTTCTCCCATGTGTCGGTATTGCGATTAGCAACGTGCCGAGCGCGGAAGAAAGTATTAGCTGTGTCAATCAATGCGTATTTCATGTGGTACTTTCTCTGTTAATATATACATATATTACGCTATTTTGCGCCTATTGTCAAGCTTTATTTTGTCAAGGAATCTGTCAGGATTCAAATCAATTGTTGAAAACATTCCGGCATGTTCAATCATAAAAGGTAAAAACTGCGGCTTGATTTTCTTAATAGAATCGTATGGATAGTTTACAATAGCATTAGCAATGAAGTGCTGTAGGTCCTCAATATCAATATTATGCTTAGGGTCTAACCACTCCAATTTCTTGTCACTGAATATTCCCATTCGGAACCTTTTCCATTCAGTTTTAATGAAATTTTCTAGGTCACGAATTTGTTCAGTACTACCGTAATACAAATCAATGAAAGTCTGCGGGGATGCCACTGGTCTAGAATATTCTAATAGACGTTCAGCAGGATCGGCTCTAGTGGTGATACCATATCCAAGCACAAGAGTTTGTGCTTGGACAATGATATACAACCAAGAGTTATTAGAGGGTAGAGTTTGCAATTTTCTGCCTCATTGAAAGGGGTAGAGAATCATAAATGTCATGCCGAGCAGTCGGAGTCGGAGCATACACATAAGCATTTGCATCACTTGTTACTAGATGGGTACCTCCTAAACGCTTATAAATTTTAAACACAAGTGCAAGTGCGCAATTGTTAGCGGGCGCGCCAGCCTTCCTACCCTGTAATTCCATCCAAGTCTTATAAGTAGAAGAAGTTACCGTACGCAACTGTCCCATACTAACAAAGAACGTCTTAACGATTGCGTGAATATCATTCATGAACTGATCGTATTCCTTCCCCGTAAGGGGGACTCCTGCAAGATTAAGACCCTTATATAGATTGCCATAAAAACCATAAGCAGCAGAATCCTGAACAGTACCGTGCCAGTACTTATTATTGGTCTTCATAATGAATTCAAGTTCGTCAATATTTGATTCATCGTAGCTGGCGATATCTTCAACACGAGAAGTGGTTCCTGCCACACCCTGTTGGGGATGCTTTTTGGGGAGAGGGACTGAATATTCACGCTCACAAATATTCTGCTTTTCGGCAGCAAGTTTATACTTATCTTTTGGACCAGCGTCATTATAAAGCTTGAAGCTACGAACATACACGCGGTGATAATCATACGGTTCCCAAGGCTTGCTGCCTTCACCATTGCGATAAAGCGCGGCCCGTGCAGCAAAACTTTCTTCGTCGGTTTCGATGATCCAGCAGGGATACTCAAAATCCTGCCAATTTGTTTCGTCGTATCCTTCGAAAAGACCACAACGAACCATTGCGGCAACTGTAGTAGTTCCGTGCATGGTGTCGAACAGCAGCAATTCTCCGCTATTCATAAGATTGACGACATAAGCCGGGCTAGTGAGCCTAGCATCAAACTTACGCAGGACGCTATTAGTACAATGACTAACATCTAAAAGTCGCTGCACTTCTTCTGGAATAAGAATACTCTTTAGAGGCTTCATTACTCCCTTAGGAATAGAGTTAGGATCGAACGTAATGCCATTCGCTTTGTAAAAGTTAACGCCCTTCATAAATTCAGGATCAGCAAGCAATTCATCAGACGTTTCCTTCAAAGTCTTGTTGACTAGGTCGGCCTTCTTCTTTGCGAGTGGATTCTCAATGGTACTCAAGTCAACCTTAAGGTTGCTTTTAACAAACGAAATCTTAGTTTTGGTCGTCATTAAATTTTCCTGTGCATTATTAATCAGTATCCTTAATATACTACTATTTTACACAAATGTCAACCTTTTTTATCCAAAAACAAATAAACTTTCGGGGACTATTTCTGGCTGCACTGGATTCTTTGAGAACACCATAATGCCTTCATCTGTGTTCAAGTCTACTTTAGCACTTGGTCTAGTTATGTTCTTCAACGTGAGTGTTTCCACATAATAAAACCCTAAGCTTTCTGCAATGGCTCTAGTATCAGCACATAACTTATAGTCTAGGAAATCCTTAATGTTAACGAGCATCTTGCCATCATCGACTAAGTATTTCTTGATGTTTTCTATCGTGGGTCGTAGATAGTTATCTAGCCACTCTTGATAAGAAGTTCCGGGCTTGTATGACTGATTACCAACACCATAGTCTTCAAGATTGAAATACGGAGGACTACTAAAGGCTACTCCGATAGTGTTTTCCCATTCTGGAACGAATGTTTCGGAACCGTGACACCTAATGTCATATGATGCATTCGTACCATTCACGGTATTGTAATCGGTAGCCATCTGTCTAAGTCTGTCTACTAGTAGGTTATTAGGGTCAGTGCCATAATACTCAACCCGATTTCTCATTGCCGAGAGCAACCTTACGCCCCAGCCACACGAAAAATCATAGTATTTGTCATTAATGTTGTACTTAGATAATACTTCATCTACGGATTTGATAGGGTAATTAGAAGGCTTCATGGCAACGCCGCCGCCGCTAAGTCGCAGGGCAGCTTCAAAGTTCTTGATATCTGAATCGGTCTTTGGGTATACTTTATCACTCGAAAGTACCCTACTCCAAAAGTATCGTATCAAGTCAATAGATTCAAATACTTGTTCAATAGACCATCGCGGAGATTCTAGCTTCACTTTAGCCATAAGGTCTTTTACATAATAGCTAGTAATAGTGCTTATAACAGTGCCGCCATTATATACTGATTCTAGATTTTTCTTAACCAAATCAAAATCAGGCTTTTCGTAATATGCAGCCTTCAATTGTAAGCACTTATCTTCTGGCAAGTCGTACCAATGGTCAGTGTTGAGGGTCTTGCCTAGATGAGTAATTTGGTATTTTTTATTCTTATTCTTAGGCATAGTGTTTAACTAACTTCCGTAAATCCGCCACCTAAATCACGCTGCTGAATAACACGCATATCTGATTCACGATTATCTGGATCGGCTTGCTGTTGCTCATACACTTCAAGTGCAATGTTGCGGCATACAGTTTGGAACCAGCGATCAACAATCTGTGCATCAGTGTCATCGGGGCGAATCTTGTAACCTTGTTTAATTAGATTTGCAACAAACTTATCATTCCAGTCAAGTTCAAATGAGCCATTGTTGATATCGGCAGGATCAAGTTCAACACTTAGAATATCAACATACGGTTCACCCGCTGCTGTTGCCTTTTCTTTAGGACTTAGTTCTTTCTTCTTAGGTGCCTTCTTTACTTCGGGAGCAGCCGGCTCTGGAATAATATCTGGGGCAGGATTAAGCCACTTTTTAATTTTATCAAACATATTTTACCTCTGTATAGTATATATCTGCTTCTTACCATCGGTCATGATAACTGTGCCGTCAATCCATTGCGGCGGCGGTCGATTAGACCAGCGAAGCAAGTCAGTCTTGCCGTAATTGTAATAGTTGCGATAGTTGATAATTGGGTCTAAGCTTACAATGTATTGCTTGTCCATGCACGATGGCATCTTAGTCATTACATTGCTTTGCTCGATATTCTCAGGGGCATCCTTGAGAATATCTTTTAGCTTATCAATAGTAAGGTGAGTACGACCATAACGATGGGTATACTCACGACCAAGAGCCAAAAGATGATCATACAACCAATTGTAGTTAGCAGAGTTTTCACGAACCCAAACTGCTGAAGGATGATTAATATGAGTAGCAGCATACATAATAGCGTCAACATTACCTGATAACCTCCAACGTTTTGCTTTGCGACCAGACTGTGACTGTCCTACATACTCTTCACCGTCAATGACACGATGGGCAGTTGACAGGAGCTGTGCTGTCTCAAGAATCATCTTGACAACATGCCGATCAACCATATTACGGGCGGCGACCTCTGGGTCGGAATTTACATAAAATATATTCATCTTACCACTCTATCACAATTAAACAATGTTGTCAACCTTTAAAAGTTCATCCATACTATATAAATGTTCCATATAGCTAGAAACATCTTCTAACACGCTAACAGCAGCATCACCTGGTCTACGAGGACCGTATTTGATATCAAAGAACGTATTGTTAACTTCTTGAAACTTGTTCACAATCTCTCTGACAGTGTAACCAACACCATGTCCTAGTGATTCAACGCCATTAGCTGGTTTCTCAATTGCTAGTTTCAGTGCGTGGCAGATTTCGTTTACATGAACGTAGTCGCGGATAGCAGTGCCATCTTCACTCTGTTCATAGTCTTTACCGTAGATAGTGAACTCATCGGTGTCAATCGCCTTGATGAGATTGTACATCAAGCCGTCCGGATTAGTGGGCTTATAGCCGTCGGTACCGATTACATTGTAGAACCTAAAAATCGTGTATGGTGTTGGGTTGTGAACAGTACAATATTCACGCACAACATCCTCTGCTGCTCTCTTACTGATACCATATGCACTCTCGCACAATTCAGCAGCACCAGTACTAGCAAAGATAAAGTTTTTGGTCTTAATCTTGTTGATAACATTCATAGTACCATTGAGGTTAGTGATGTAGTATTGAATGGGAATACGCTCACTCTCACCTACATTCACTAGTGCGGCTAGGTGAATCACTGCATCATATTCATCCTCTGTAGTAAACAGTCTATTAATATCAATCTGATTGAACTCTTTGACGGGATGCTGCGGTTCACAAATATCAAGTCCGTGAACCTCATAATCATTCTCTAACAGTTTGGTAAGGTGTGAGCCAATGTAGCCCGAACAACCTGTGATTAAAATCTTCTTCATATTAAAATCCCTCAAATAAATTTGAACCAGCTAGTTCTTCCTTAGGAGAAAACGCAGGATCCTTTGAGAGCCAAGTATCTGTGTCTGTATAAACTACATGCAGAAACTTATATCTATTAGACAACACGCTCTCAAAATCTTCTCGTGCCAAATGATTCCTATTAAGCTCTTTGATATAATCGCTGTACTTTACGGTATCATATGTGTTGATTTTAGCTGAATTGTTATTGCTGCGCTTAGCAACAAAATCATCCAAAAACTGAATCCAACCTACTGCTACTTCATCGTCAAGTTGCTTGACGTATTCTAACGCTTCTGAATGCTGATTAGTACCATATAATGACTTAATAGTTTCACCGGCGTCATTGATATTTACCTTATTGTAAAACTTACTATCAAAATTGTCAGACCAATCTTGCTTGTCTAAAACAACGCATGGCATATGCCCTAGGCATTCTAGAAATGCGAATGGATAGTTTTCACGCAAACTTGGCATAAAGAACACGCTAGAACCACAAACGAAGTCTACTTTTTCTTTACCAGTAATGCCAGCCTTAATCTCATAGTCTGTAATGCCTGCTTCTTGAAACGCTTTTTCAAATTTCTTAGCACCATTCTTGTTTGTCATTACACGAGCCGGAAGCTGACATTCCTTCATTGCACGAATATATGCTTCTGGGTTCTTGCCCTCTTCCCAGCGACCGATAAACAACACACCCTTTTTGGTACCGTTATAGGGTTCTAGCAAGCCGCGCTCACTCATAGGCATACGCAACAGTTGACAGTTAGTAGCACCAAACTTAGTCAATTCATCAATGTTCTTTTGACTCTGCGTACCGATGATGATATCAGAAAACTCCATGTGCTTGTTATAGAAGTTATGATAGCTATCTAGAAATACGTCAGTGAAGTTCTGTGCTTCTCTAAAAATCATACTATGCAAGTGCGTATAGAATACAACAGGAATATACTTATTGACTGTCATAGCATATGCAGCAGTCATTGCTTCCTGAGTGTTGCATACAATCATGTCATAGAGATTAGTTTCAAAGCCCTTGAGAATAGCTTTGCGGAAGTTAATGATCTTTTCAAAGTTGATAGTATCAGTAAACGCAAAGGTTGCAGTATGGTCAGTGTAGCGCAAAGGCTCATTTGGATAGATGATATTTGCACCTAAATCCTTGATTAGTTCACTAAAATCATTAGTTGGAGACTTGTCAAGAACAATATCAACTTTCCAGCCGATACGCTGACACATTTCAGTAAAGCCTTTAGCAAACTGACCAATGCCCCCGTGTGGGATAAAGTGCTGGTCACTAATCATAAATGCAATGCGTTTACTGTAAGTCTTCATGTTGCCCAAGCATTCTTGAATAAAGGAACCTGTAGTCTATCACTATATCTAACGCCATTCTTCATAGCAAGGTCAGCAACAGTGCGGTTGTTTAAGTGATACACACTTTCAACGCCTCCTACGGGCATAAAGTAAACATTACCATAGAAACCTGCATCACGATATCGCTCAACCGCTGCTAGTGCTTCTGTAGCATCATCTTCTGTTGCAATAACAAACTTAAGATAGGCATGACCAGCATCTTGATATCCTGCGACAACCTCAGGCTTGATAGCATCTTCTGCTTTCTCACCAGAACAACTCAACTTTGCACTGACACTAAAAGTGACTTCTCGTGAAATCCCGTTGTCCAAACCTTCCCACAACCAATCGTCAAGATAAGCAAACAATTCATCACTTAGTGGTTGCGTACCATTAGTCTCAAAAGTAATCTCTTTGAGACTATGCATCTTAGGATGGCTTAGTAGTTCTGGGTAGGCTCGTTGCCATCCGAGGAGTGGTTCTCCTCCTGTGATGACGAGGTGTTCGTCGCGCCATTCTTTAAACGGTAGTAGTTCCATAATGTCGCTGACAATAGTATCAACATCCCTGCTGGGAGAAAGATGCTTGAAGCGAGGATCCCAGGATGCGTAGGAATCGCAGCCTGTAGAGACGAGCGGGAGGGTACCATATTCTTTATAGTCTTCTGGATTGACTTCTTCTCTTTCACTTGATAGTTCACCTTTTGGCATGCCGAATCCGGCGCATTTGAAATTGCATCCATACGTTCTAAGGAAAACGGACGGCACACCCATGTACCGACCT